GGAACTATCTTGCATCTGGACAGTCTTTTAGAAAACCTAATGCCAGCTTCCCAGTTAGCCTCCCACAAGGGGGTTAAGTATCTAATGCGGGAAGATCTTAAAGAGTATTCCATGAACGTTCTCCCTTGGAGATCGGTTAAGTACCGTGCTCATACGGACGACTTTAAGTCCCTGCTTTGGCCTGAAATGAAGTCTGCTACTGAGTTTAGACTTCTTAAAGAAGACTATGTGCGGCAAGGTTTAGCGGATGTTTACTCCCAAGAGATGCTCAATGTCCCGTTGGACATAACCGACACTTTCTTTAAAAGGTCTGACTTTGTGGCTATGAAGCCTGAAGACGCAAAGAAAAACCTAGTCTATTACGCCACCTGTGACTTGGCTGTCTCTCAGTCCCAACGGGCTGACTACTCTGCTTTTGTGGTGGGTGGTATGGACGAAGAAGGAAAGCTATACTGCAAACATGTAATCAAAGATCGTATGGACGCTTTAGAAATCGTCGATACAATCCTGATGATTCAAAAAATTTATAAGCCCGTACTTTTTGGACTCGAACAAGGAACGATCCAAAAAGCCATTGGTCCCTATCTTAATGAGGAGATGCTTAAGCGTGGAGAATTTATCAACACCGTGCTGCTCAAGCCTAGTGGTGACAAGTTAACCCGTGCTAGAAGTATCCAAGCTCGTATGAGAAGTGGGGCTTGTAAGTTCGACAAGGACGCTGACTGGTATCAAAACTTTGAGGATGAGCTTCTTAGATTTCCTAGAGACAAGCACGACGACCAGGTAGATGCTTGGGCATATTTGGGCCTGATGCTTGATAGGATGTGGGAAGCTCCTACTCAATCTGAGTTGGAAGAAGAAGAGTACGAGGCTTTTATAAAAGAAAGTAATGTGGTAGATTCTGGTCGTTCTGCTGTTTGTGGATACTAAATATGAACCTCAAAGATAAATTTGATATTAACGACCTCATGTATGAGGCCAACATTGCTGACAAACTTTCTAAAGAAGATTTGACAACTATTGGGGTTCAAGCTGTACGAGACTTTGACAATGACTTGTTGTCTCGTTCTAGTTGGGAAAAACGTACTGAAGCTTCTTTGAAGTTGGCTTTGCAAGTAGCTGAGACTAAGAATTTTCCTTGGGCTAATGCTTCTAACGTTAAGTTTCCCCTTATTACTATTGCTGCATTGCAATACCATGCTCGTAGCTATCCCGTATTGATTGACAGCGATCTGCCAGTTAAGTGTCGTGTTGTAGGTGACGACAAAGATGGTCTACGTGCTTTAAGAGCTACCCGTGTTGAACAACACATGAGCTATCAGCTTCTTGAAGAAGATGAAGATTGGGAATCAGAAATGGACAAGGTTCTTATTACACAGCCTATTATTGGTTGTGCATTTAAGAAAACTTATCGTGACCCAATTAGAAAACACAATATCTCTGAGAACGTCTTAGCTAAAGACTTGGTAGTTAACTACTGGACTAAAAGTTTAGAAACAGCCAGTCGAGTTACTCACGTTCTTCAAATGACTAGAAACGAAATCTATGAGCGTGTAGCTCGTGGTTTGTGGTTAGATGTGTCTGATGGTCGTCCACAACAGATGTCATCTTTGGCTATGGGTAACGGATTACAAAACTTGCAAGACAGAGCGCAGGGTATGCAACCCCCAGAGCCAAATGACTCTAGCACTCCAATTGAAATCTTAGAGCACCACTGCCACATTGACTTTGATGATGATGGTTACGCTGAACCCTACATTGTGTTTGTGCGTAGAGACAATAAACAAGTTGCTCGCATTGTTGCTAGATACACAAAGTCTGATGTTGAACGTAACAAAGAAGGCACTATCCTTAGCATTAAAGCAGAACAATACTTTACTAAATATCCTTTTGTTCCTTCACCTGACGGTGGCTTCTACGATCTAGGTTTTGGAGTTTTGCTTGGACCTCTCAACGAATCAATCAACACCATCATCAACCAATTGGTCGATGCTGGCACTATGGCTAACACTGCTGGTGGATTCCTTAGCCGTGGTATTAAGCTTCGTGGTGGCAACTACTCCTTCAACCCAATGGAGTGGAAACATGTAGACACTACTGGCGACGACTTGCGTAAAGGCATTGTTCCTCTTCCAGTCCGTGAGCCATCACAAGTTATGTTCACATTGTTAAACCTGTTGATTAACTATGGTGAGCGTATTGGTGGATCAGTAGACATCCTGTCTGGTCAAAACCCTGGTCAGAACACTCCTGCTGAGACTACCCGCACTATGGCTGAGCAGGGAATGAAGATATTTAACGGTATCTTTAAACGTACTCACCGCAGTCTTAAACAAGAGTTCCGTAAGTTGTATCGTTTGAATCAAATTTTTGTTACTGAGAACACACCTTACGTATCTAATGCCAAAGGCACTGGTCTGGTATTAGCTACTGACTACGAAGGTCCTGTAACTGATGTCATGCCTACTGCTGATCCAAGTATTACATCTGATGCTCAACGTTTGAGTCAAGCTATGGCTATTGCCCAACGTGTTGCTGCAACTCCAGGTTTGTATAACCGTTACGAAGCTGAACACGCATTCTTAAAAGCAATCAAAGTTACAAACATTGACAGAATACTGCCTGACCCCAAAGGTCCCAATGCAGTACCCCCACCTGTTAATCCTAAAGTTCAAATTGAACAATTAAGACAACAAGCCAAACAAGCTTCTGATCAATTGACCATGAAGATGGCTTTGTTGAAACTAATGAGTGAAGCAGAATTGAATCAAGCTCAGATTCAAAAGCTAGAAGCTGAAGCCGAAGCAATCAAGATTGGTATTGCTACTGAGGGAGAAAAGCTTCGTATTCAAGAAATTAATACCCAAATTGCTTTGCAACGTGAACGTCGTGAAGGTGTAATTAGTGCTATCCAAACTATGAACACTGTTTACGACAAAATGATGCAAGGCCAACAAGAGCAGCAAACCCAAGAGCAACCACAAATGCCTCAACAAGGAATGCCGCAACTACCTATGTAACTAAGGAGAAAGAATGGAGCCAGTAAGTCCAAGTAACTTTGATGAGTGGAAACACCACCCTGTTACTAAACGTTTGATGAAACTTTTGTCAGACGACAGAGAAACAATGAAAGAAGGTTTAATTAGCAGTTCATTTGAAGACGAAGCTGAAGTTAAAGGTAGATGTCGAGCAATTGCAATTATCCTTAACCTTGAGTACGAAGATTTGTTTGAAGCTGTTCAACAGAAAGAAGTTAGCTATGAGTAATGTGTCAGGAATAAACCCCGTTGGTTGGCGAATCTTGGTTAAACCCCAAGAGATCAAAGAGATGTCTGATAGCGGTATTGTTATTACTAGTGGTAAATACAAAGACCGAGAGCAGATGGCTAACACCACAGGAGTAGTCGTTGCTATGGGTAACGAGTGCTTTGCCGATGAACCTGCACCTTGGTGCAATGTTGGGGACAAGATTATTTTTGCTAAATATGCTGGTCTGCTTTATCTTGGTAAAGATGGAAGCGAGTACCGAATGATCAACGATAAAGACGTTACAGGCACTTTGGATGCTGACGTAGATTTAGTTGATCCATATTTAGCTAAAGTTTGATTGACACTTTTTAAAAAACAGGAGTAAGATATGAGCGAAGAAAACGTTACTAGTAACGAAGTTGCCCCAGAAGTTGTCCGAGAAGCTGAGTCTCAAGGTTGGGTTCCAAAAGAACGCTACCGAGGAAACGAGTCTGATTGGGTTGATGCTGAGACTTTTGTAAAGCGTGGTCGTGAAATTCTTCCTATTCTGCGTAAGAATAATGAGAACCTCATTAAAGACTTAAACGCTACAAAGGAGCAGCTCAAAGAATTTCGAGAGGCAGCAGAAGAGTTTAAAAAGTTTCAAAGAGAAGCCTACGAGCGTAAAGCCCAAGAATACGAAACCCGTATTCAAGAGATTAAACAAAGCCGTGCTCAAGCTATTAGCGATGGTGACGGACAGAAAGTCAACGCCCTAGATGATGCGTTAGACCAAGCTAAAGACGAACTTAAAGAAGCTAAACAGGCTGCTAAGGATGCTGAGAAAGCGCCAACAACTCCTGACCTACAAGAAACAAATGCTGCTATTGATCCTGGGCTACAAGCTTGGTTAGATCGCAACACTTGGTTTGGTCAAGATAAACGCATGACCAGTATTGTTAACGGCATTGGTGAAAGCCTTCGTTTAGAGTTCCCTTTATTAAAAGGTCAACAGTTTCTAGAAAAGCTTGATGAAGTGTTAGCAGAAGAATTCCCCAATAAGTTTGGTGGCAACAAACAAGCACCAGCTAGTCGAGTCGAATCTGGATCAGGTCGCCAAGGTCGTAGTAGCGGAAACTCTCGTTCTTACGATAATTTGCCTTCTGAAGCCAAAGCTGCATGTGATCGGTTTGTTAAGCAAAAGCTTATGACCCGTGAACAATATGTAGCTGATTTTGACTGGTCTTGATTGTTAACATTAATTTAAAGGAATACACTATGCCTCGCGCACTAAATGAGTTTGAAAAACGTGATCGTCTTCTTGAGAAAACAGCAGAACGTGAAGCAGCAGCAATTGCTCCCACACCTGCAACAGACGGTAAAACTCGAAAAAAACGTAACGTGTTTAACGGCACGGAAGCAAAGATAAGTGTCCAATCACAGATACCTGGATACCATTTGCATGTGTTTACAGATGCAGGTGGTCGCATACAAGCAGCTATGGATAGTGGCTACGAGTTTGTAAGTCCTGACGAAGTGGGCGGCGTGAGTGAGAACGTGGTTAGCCGTAATGGTGACCTTGGAGAAAGAATTAGGTATCTCGTAAACCCTCGTGCAGAAGGCACAGAGCAATACGGTTATCTAATGAAAATTCGGCAAGAATGGTTTGAGGAAGATCAAGCTGAACTTCAATCTAAGAATAATCTCATTGACGCTTCTATTCGTAAGGGTAAGATCACTGGAGAAAATCCATCGTTCTATAGCCCTAGGGATGGAATCAAAGTTACCTCTTAAATGTTTTTAAAGGAGTCTTAAATGGCTAACGTAAACAAAGCCAACGGGTTTAGTCCTGTTGGTAACTTGCTAGGTGGCAAGTGGAACGAGCAGGGTCGTCTGTACGCTATCCCTACTTCTGACACTACCAATAGCTATGCAATCGGTGATTGCGTGATGTCTGCTTCTGGTTCGGATTCCAATGGTGTCCGTTATGTCCAGAAGTGGGGTGGCGCAACTACTACCTCTGCTTTGCCTTTGGGCATTATCGTGGGCATTCGTGTTGCTGATCCTGGCGTGAGCTTGGTTGGTAACTCTTTGTCTTTGGAAAAGGCATACATTGCTGCTGGTACTCGTACTAGCGTTCGCTACTTGTATGTTGTGGATGATCCTTTTGTGTTGTTTGAAGCTCAGTTTGATAGCACTGGTGCTACTCAAGCTCAGTTGTCATTGAACGCTGCTGTGACTATCTCTGCTGCAAACCAAACGTCTTTGGGTAACAGTTCTCCGTTTTCAGATATGGTCCTCACTGGTCCTGCTGTTACGGCTACTTTGCCAATCCGTTTGTTGGGTGCTGTGCAAAAAGGCGACAACCAAGTGACTAGTACTGCTAGCCCTTATGTTCGTGTTTTGTGCAAGTTTAACTACCACGAGTACGGTACTATCGGCTCTGCCTCTGGCACTGTCGTGAACTACCTTGCAGTCTAATTAATAGGAGAATAAATCATGGCTGGTGTAATTACTACCGCATCACATCCCAAGGCTCTATGGCCTGGTATTAAAGCTTGGTGGGGTCAAACCTACAATGAGCACCCAGAAGAGTATGTGGACTTGTTTGATAAAGACACTTCCACTATGAACTATGAAGAAGACGTTCAATTGTCTGGCTTCGGTCTGGTTCCTATTAAGTCTGAAGGTCAAGGCACTGCTTACGACTCTGAAATCCAAGGCTTCACAACTCGCTATACACACGTTGCTTACGCAATGGGTTATATCGTGACTAAAGAAGAAATGGATGACAACTTGTATGAGCAAGTGTCTAAGAAGCGTGCTGCTGCTTTGGCAATGTCTTTCCGTCAAACGAAAGAAAACATTGCAGCTAACGTGTACAACCGTGCTTTCAACAGCACGTATCAAGGTGGTGATGGCGTGGCTCTCTGCGCTACTAACCACCCTAATACATCAGGTGGTACATACTCTAACAAGCCAGCAGTTGATGTTGACTTGTCTGAGGCTTCTTTGGAAGACGCAGTTATCGCAATCATGGGCTTTCAAAACGACCGTGGTTTGTTAGTTGCTATTCAACCAAACAGCTTGCACATTGCTCGTCAAGAGATCTTCAACGCTCAGCGTATCCTTCACTCTAGCTACCAAACAGGTAATGCCAACAATGACATCAACGTCATCAAGTCTGGCAATTACATCCCTGGTGGTTTTAAAGTGAACCACTACTTCACAAGCCCACACGCTTGGTTTATCCGTAACACCATCCCTGGTGGTACTGGTTTGAAGTACTATGAGCGTCACGCTGTCACGTTTGATCAAGACAATGACTTCGACACTATGAACGTTAAAGCCAAAGGCTACGAGCGTTATAGCTTCGGATGGTCTGATCCTCGTGCCATTTACGGATCTAACGGTCCTTAATTGTTATTAGTAACAA